CCGTAAGAACTACGCGAAGCATTTGAATAGGATTAAATCATACGGTAATCTTATTAACGAAGAAGTGTTTAAAAAACCCATTGAAAACAGAGGTATAAATTTGGTCAGTGAACTCAGAGATATGGGTGTCAAGACGCACAAGAGTAATGGTATCTCCTCGGATGATCATGTCGATCTGATAGAGAAGGTCAAGGCCATCCTCGAAATAGAAGACAAGATGTGAAACAAGCTAGGCTATTTTATGTTCATTACATTAACATGTAATGAAACCATATTCCTAAAAAAATTGAATAGATTTATCGACTAACAATCTAATATATTAAAAGGATGTTTGATAGTAAGAACAAAATAACAACAAACGTTTCCCTCAACGAATTCCTGAGGGAGATGAAGGCACCCAATGATCCCACTCATACACACGTGTCAATGGGTACCCCTATGGGTGTATACTCCTTTGGTTCAAAAATGAAGGAATTTTGGCGCATCTATAGCAACACCCTTTCTCAAAATAATCCAGTGTACCTTGCCGAAAACCCAGGGAAAGAGACACCCATCCTTGTTGATATCGATCTCAGAGTAAAAAAGTCTATTTTATTAAAAGAAGATGAGCTACGCCCACACCTCTACACTGACAAACAGGTCAAGGAAGTAGTGAACGCGTACCAACAAGCCATTAATGAGGTTGTAGACTTTTCAAATGTAGACGTGGACAAACAAAACGCATCCTTCACATGTATTTTACTTGAAAAGAAACCATATGAAACAGAAATTGCTGGTGAAAAGTACATAAAAAACGGTTTTCATCTTCACTTTCCTAAACTGTTCCTCGACAAAAAGGTGCAGGAGGTGTACATTATTCCCAAAGTGAAGGAAAAAATTAACGGTCTGTTTGAGAACATTGGAGCCAAAGACTTTATAGATTCTAACGTATTAAACGTCCACTGGCTCATCCATGGATCAAAGAAACACAGCACATCTACTCCCTACAAAGCTACCAAATGTTTCCTCAAAGATGTAAAGGAGGTCACGCTCGAGGAAGGTCTGTCTGATTACGTCTGCAACAAGTATCCAGGTGAAACGATAGAAGACGTGGACTGTAGAAATAATGTGAAGAATATGTTGCCTCGTATCCTATCCATTTTCCTGTACGACCGGGCAGACACGTACTTTTACAATCCCAAACCCAGCATCACTACCCCTCTCATAAAAATATTTGAGATGGTGAAGAGTAGAAGGAAGCAATACGCTAACGACTCTGTAGAGAAAATGCTCCACGAGGCGCAGACACTTCTCAGTATGATTAAATCTTCCCGCGCTGATGACCGACACACTTGGCTAAACTTTGGATATTGTCTTTGGCAGATTAGCGGTGGTGATGACGATGGCTTCTCATTATGGCTAGAGTTCTCAGATCAGAGTGATAAATTCAACGAGAGTGAATGCCTGTCGCTTTGGTCAAAAATGCGTCCCAACAACTACACTATTGGCACGCTTAAGCACTATGCCAAACATGACAATCCTGAAGAGTATGAAAAGATGATTAACAACAAGACCCATCACCTCATCGCTAATTCTGTAAACGGATGCCACAGCGACATAGCCAAAATTCTGTTCAGTGAGTATGGTAATGAATTCGTGTGCAGCGCGCATAAGGAATGGTATCATTTTGAAGATCATATTTGGAAGCCTAGTGCTGGGGGTATCGACCTCCGTAAGCGCATATCAGATGATAGCGGCATCATCATTAAGCAACTCACTAAAAATAAAAATGAAATTTATAAATCAATCGAAGAGTTGGAAGAAAATAACGCAGAGAGGAAGGCGTTGGAAGCACAAATTAAAAAGATGAACTCTCTCATCAGACAATGCAAGACCGCTCCTTTCAAAAACCACGTCATGGTAGAGTCACAGGAAGTTTTCTACAACAGTCAATTTTACAACATGCTTAATAAAAATCCATATCTTGTGGCTTTCCAGAACGGAGTATTTGACTTTGAGAACGACATTTTCAGGGACGGTACCCCTGAGGATTACATATCTGTCGCGATGTCAATCGAATACAAAGATTACGGATCAATCGATCATCCCGATGTGATAGAAGTAGATAAATTTTTTCAAAAGGTCTTCCCAGACCCAGAAATCCGCGACTACTTTCTAAACCAAGCGTGTCGTGTTTTTGTGGGTGGTAATTTTAACAAGGTTATCCTCTTCTGGACTGGCGAGGGTGACAATGGTAAGACAGTTACACAAACGTTGTTTGAAAAGATGCTGGGTAAACTGGCGGTCAAATTCAGCACCTCTCTCATCACAGGTAAGAAAAGCAACATTGGGGCAGCCAGTCCTGAGATGGCTCGCACCGGTGACGGTGTGAGATGGGCGGTTATGGATGAGCCAAATACGGATGAGATAATCAACGCCGGTACACTCAAGGGTTTGACTGGTAACGATTCATACTGGGCACGCGACTTGTTCCAGAAGGGTAAGGATACGAAGGAGATTAAACCCATGTTTAAACTACACATGATCTGCAACACACTCCCGGCCATCAGAGACGCTGATAGGGCTACCTGGAACAGGGTCCGGGTCATCCCATTCGAAAGCACTTTTTTACCACAAGATGAGTGTCCTAATGACTTTGAGGAACAAATGAAGGCGAAGGTGTTCCCTATGGATAAGAACTTTAATGATAAGATTCCCGATATGACGCAACCATTGGCCTGGTATCTCATTCAGAGGTGGCGCGCAATCAAATCGTTGGACCCCGTCGAGCCACAGAAGGTCAAAGTGGCTACTGATATGTACAGACAGGAGAACGACATTTACAAGCAGTTCGAGCAGCAATGCGTCTTTTCAAAGAAGGATTCCAGGCTCTTCCCTGCTACTCTGTACAGTTGTTTCAAGGAATGGTTAAAGGAAGAGTATCCCAACCGCACCCCCTTCAACGGGACTACTTTCAGGACACACTTTATCAAACATTGGGGTGCACTTGTGAAAGACAAGTACTGGCTTGATAAGACGTGCGTAGAGGAAGAAGATGAAGACGAAGTCTAACCAATGAGCTAATCACGTGCCTTACACGCCTTTTACTTTTTAGATAGTTGTAACCCTCCGGGGTTACAACTTTTTTTATGCACTTATGCTTGACGTTTTTCTGCAAAATGTAGGTAGTCGTCGCATCCAAAACTAAAGTCGGGTACCTGCTCGGCTTTGAAGTAGAAAACAGCGTCTGTCCATTCATTACTCTGGATCTGATTATTTATGTAAATACATGTGTAGTCGGTGGTCATTTCGTTCATTAGTTGGCAGAAAATTGAGTACGAGGGGATGATGCTAGCAAAGTTCTTGTAAATCTTTTCACGGTTACTTTGATTGGGGTCCCTGAAAATGAAAATCCCATCTATGTTTGTTCTAATGCTGGGTTTGAAATCAAAGACATACTGGTTGGCGAAAATAGCTAACATGTTCCAATGCCTCCCGTTCTTGAATAACCCTTGCATGAGTGGATCGTTGAATATCTTGACGTCGTCCATACAGTCATCCATCACAAGTACACCCCACGGGTTACTTAGGTGCTGTCTGGCCATTTTCTGACGTTTGATGAAGTTTTCAATCACTTCTTTATTGTATTTATCAAAGATGAATAGATCAGGGAAAAGACTAGAGTAGAACCTGTTGCTGTCCTCGGAACCGGAAATAACGATCCCTGTGGGGATAATGTGTTGCTTGGAGTATAACAGATGTTTGATCAGAACAGATTTGCCTGATCCTGGCTTGCCTATGATGGTTATTTTGGAGCCACCCATATTAAGGTTTTCCAAGTTGGGTCTGATTGAGTTTATATTCAATTCCTTAATAGAAATCGTTTTGAGATCCATTTTTCCTCACAATTTGGGTCTCTAACCTTTTTTTGAGGGAATTTACCTACTTGATTGTTGAATGGTTTAAAATAATTGAATTATAGACAGAATGATTAATAGAAAAGATTAAAGCAATCATGAGTTCAAACATTATCTCTGTTGAAAATGATGATTCATTTCACAAACTAGATGTTAAAAATATTATAGTCGAAAAACCCAACCAAAAACCTACCCCAAATCAAAAGGGTGTCTGGGCCAACATTAAATACAAATACGAAGGAAAGTTGGACAAACTTAAAATTCAGACAACTCAGCTATTCTCATATGGAATCTCGCGCTACGAGGAAACATCTCCCTCCAAAATGTCGTTTGTCATGAGAGACAGGAAGTTGAGAGAAATGCAGGCTAACGGTGAGCAGCTGTCGGATGAACAACTACTCGATATTGAGCTTGAGGATGGAACTATAAAGATTTTGGAAGATATTATGAGTAAAGTCAGGGAGGAACTGATGACAAGCGAAATGATCGCAGCACTCAATAAGACTCGTGACAAAAAGTGGGCTTCTAACGTAGAGAGTATGGAAATTGTCAAAAGGAAAGAACAGGACAATGGTATAGACTCGGTTTATATGTACGCTAAGGTTGTGGAGGGTAATAACTTCATGAAAACTAAGTTTTATGATAACGATGATCAACCCCTCGATCTAGCTGACACTGTCGTAAGGCTTCTCGATAAGAATATTACCTGTCGCGTAATTGCAATGATTGTGGTCGACAGTGTGTTTATTGGAGCCAAGGAGCCATACATTCAGTTGAAGCTTTCAGAGGCAATCCTGAGTAGTGTTATAGAGTCAAAGCCTAAGCGTGACATCCGCTTATCCTCTCATTTGAAGAATAAGTTGGTCAGTGAAAAACCCATCGCGTGCGATTCTGATTCCGATTCCGATTCACCATCTGTCACATGTTCTAACAAGAAGGTCATTAATAACGATAGTGATTCAGATAACTAAATATATGTACCCCTTTTCTTTGAAATTTAACCCTTCGGGGTTACATTTCTGTCATACATTCCCATGATGAATGATTTATGTAGTATTTTAATAAATAAAATGAGTAAAATTATTATCGACCAGATCAATGACAAGTCAATATGGAACGACTCTGCAATAGAAGAGACGATCAAGCGCATGGACCCAGATCAACTGTATCGTTATCAGAAGATGGCCCAATGCATGTACGATAAGGCCAATGATCCTAATCCTCACACCGTTAAAATGGAGGCGTCTACGCAAGTGATGCTAATGTTGCGTGACGGTCTCAATCCCGATATGCTTGAAGAAGATGAAAGACAGATCTTCATCGAAACTTATGGCTTAAAGTCTCTACAAGAGTATTCAAAAGAGTATTCAAAAGATGACGATAGAAACGACAATCAACGCGTTAATTCAGATCAAGACCAAGCTCAAGGAATATCAAACGGTGATCAACGGACTAAGAAAGGAGGAAGTGGAATTAGTAAAAGAGATCCAAACCTACCTCAATGAGCGAAACGAACAGGGCATCAGAGTCGACTCAAACACGTACATCTCATTGGCAAATCATGAGAAGAAAATAAATCTCTCTAACAAAGACCATCAGCAACGTGTACGTGATTTACTCTATTCAAAAGGAATTGATGATGAGAACTTCATCGTACAACTTCTCAACAAGACTCGTAATGTAGTCAATGAACAAAAGCTCGAGATCAAGAAAGACAAGTAGTTTAGATAATTTTATAACCACTAGTGGTTATAAAAAACATGATTACCATTTAAGTTCATCATATGGTACTTGCTCATAACAATATAGGTCAAATTCCATCACGCTATCCAACCATTGTTTAAACGTATTCAGGATGGGTACGTTATAAGATAGTATCTCTATACCTTTGTATTTTATAAACAGCTCATGAGACTGGGCGTATTCTGAAAATTGCTCACCATCATCAGTGACTCCTGTGATGCTATTAAAGTCCTGACTGTAAAGATCCTTTAATGAGTATATAGCTAGATACCTTTTTATTGTCCTCAAGTAATCCGCGCTCAGTTCAAACGCGGACATAAGATCAGCCGCCTTGACCAAAATCCCTTCTTCAGTTTTACGACCTCTGAACTCGATCTGCGGGTACGCGTCAAAAGTAACCAACGTGAGATCTATTATGACGCTTTTACCAGGTGTATCGGATGGAAATTGTGGAAATGTAGAACATTCGTCAGGTGTTGTGGGAGGTGTCAATACATTCGAAGGTGCATTCAAAAACGACATGGTTACTTATACCATGGTTGTCTTTAACCCTAAAATCACTCTTTAATCTCCTCTTCAAAACAGCATTCTAGCGCTAGTTTGATAGCCTTGTGCGTCATGCTTACCTTCATACTTTGGTCGATAAGACTGAGACCATTTAGTTTCTGCTTACCCTTACTTATTATTTTCATCTGATGGCACTTGTTGAGGAGTTCTAAAAGTGAGTCCCAGTAACTATTAATCGAATCGTTAATAAGTTTGACAACGTTCTTGTGTACTCGTTCCAATTCTGGAATAACATTATTAAATAGTAGTGTCTCAATATCCAAAACTACTAGTAATTTGGTCTCCTTTGGCCCATTGGTATAGAAAACATCAACATCTCCACTTCCATGTAACACTAGCAGATACTCTTCAGAGATGATGCCTATTTTGTAAGGGATTGATTTGAGGGATGGTTCCAGTTGTTTAATGAGATGTATGAAACCTTGAGGTGATGATGTGGCTCGTACTTCTTTAACGATAGACAAATCTGGGTCAGCTGCCAACACAGCTTCAAAATTGACATCATTATCTCTCCATCTTGATAAGTTTAGAAACTTTTTTATATCCATTTTAACTTCATGTTTTGAGGGTATGTAAAGCAGACATGGGATATTGTTCTCGGTATTAAAGTAAACGTATCGCAGCTTGTCGTTGCGACCGTATATTTCCATTACCTTGCACCTGAGTGCTGGCTTACTTCCAATTTTATTCCGACATGTAAGTAAATCATACAATTTAGAATATAATAGCATATTTTACTCAAATGGAATGATCTTTAGACTCCTTTAAATATATAATTATTTAACTTGTTTTTCTCTAGAGATTTAGTAGTGTTTTACTCGTCGCTATTTTTTGATATCTGCTTCCTCTTTGGCGATGTTGCAGCCTCTTTCTCTATTACCTTACTCAGTTCGGCATTCACTATATTTTCCAATTCATCTTCATTAACATCTATTCGAAGCGGTTCAAGGTCACACATGGCAGACTCACAGGGTGATTTTTGGGAAAGGATGGGTGTTTTATGATCAGATGAGTGTTGGTACTTGGTTCCGTACATGTCGTGGAGGTCGTCTGGGGGAGGGGGTCTTGCAAACAACATTTCAATTGCCTCGAATCGTTTGGACAGTTTGTTCATCTCCTGGTTCTGAGCAGAAACCTTCATGTACATGAAGTAACCCAATACGGCGATGGACGCTATACATATGGTACACATGATTATATTTTCCAAATTCATTTTCTATTAGCCATTTGAATAGTTAACTCGTATAGATTTATCAAACATGGTCTGACGGCTCAATAATGATATAAATTTACTTTTATTTATTATAAAAATGAAGTTACAACCAACCTGTGCTATTTGTTTGAGTAAGATTAAGCTCGTTGATCTACGCTACGGGGTCAATCGCAAGGGCCCTGGCCGCAAGCTTCTTTGTAAGCACGTTTTCCACGCTAGTTGCATAAAGAGTATGTACAAACCTCAGTGTCCCTTGTGCGAACATCCCATCTTCAATAACGATGAGGAAGCACTTTTCACGTGCGCGTCAGAGGAAGAAGTCATAAGTATCCTCAAGAATTTACACGAGTACAACATTAACATGAAAAACATGTTTACTTTCCTCACAACCGATAAAAGAGCGATAGATAAATACAAATGGATCGTAGACCTAATTTACAAGTACTATGACTTTACACAGCTACTCGCCGAAAACCTGGATAATAAGAAGCTCGTGAAAGAGATAGTTGTGAGAGGGAAAATCAATTGGTTTAAAACCTTCTATGGTGGCTCAACATTCTCTGATTTGGTCCATGAGCGTACGAGTGATGCCGAGATCATCGCGTTAATTCATGACAGGTTGCCAATAGACAGTAAGAGAGTCACCGTTCCAAGCAGTTCCACTATAAACACGTCGTTTGGAACAGTAAATGTAACACAAACTGTTCCAACATCTGTCGATACGTTAGCATTTTTTCAAAGACATAGGCGCATGGATAGTATGTCGGGAGCAGCTATGGAGAACCAAC